TCAGCCGAGAAATGCATTAAGTTTTTCCTCGGCGTCATCAATTTTTTTATCGGAGAGGTGGGTATATATATCCATTGTCATTTGAATTGACGAATGACCGAGGAGGTATTGTGCGGTTTTGACATCAATTCCGGCTTCGAAAAGTGTTGTTGCGTATGTATGGCGGAGAAGGTGCGGAGTTACATCATCGCCGACAGGAGAAAATTCCTGCACCTTTTTTATGATTCCGTTCCAAAACTTTGTGAATGACGATTTCGTCATAAGCGATGAAGAATCTTTCTGTTTCGGGAAAACAATATCTCCGGGAAGCGAAAGAAGATAATCGTTTATGACGGAGGCGGCAGCGGACGGCAGCGGCACGGAACGATTACCGGCTTCAGATTTCGGGCTGTGCTTCAGCTCAGATTCGCCGGAATCCTTTAAAACGAGATTCTTTGATACATTCACCTTGCCGTCTGCGAAATCGTCTTTAAAAAGGGCGAGAGCTTCACCGCGGCGCAGACCGCAATATAACAAAAGATAAATATAGGACTTTTCCTTTAAAGAGAGCGGGGCGGAAACGAAAGCCTTTTTTTCGTCATCCGTGAGCGCTCTTTTTTTCTTGCGCTCTTTATTTTGCGGCAGACGAACGGTTTGAGCTGCGCTGCGCGGAACGATATCGCTTTCGGCGGCAGCGGACAGGAGCTGCTTTAAAACAAGCAGAACCAGCTCTGCGGTGCGGCGCTTACCGGAAGCCAAAAGAGAATTGACAAGCTGCTGCACATGGAGCTTTTTTATATCCCTGACTTTGATTCTGCCGAGAGGCGGAAGAATGTGGACGCGGAGCGCGTCCGAGTAAGAACGGCGGGTGTTATAGGAAACGTTCGCTTTATAGACGGAGATCCATTTTTCGGACCATTCGGCAAGCGTTATCCCATCGTCAAAGCAATATGTTCCGTTGCCGAGCGAGAGACGGATCTGTTCTGCTTTTCGGATTGTTTCGGCTTGAGTTTTTCCGTACACGCTTTTATATTTCGGTTTTCCGTTGTCGCCGTAACCGACAAGGACATTTATGAGATAACGCCCGTCGGCGCGTTTTTTTATTTTCATATGCAAAACCTCCGGGAAAGTGAAAGATAAGCCGCCGAAGCGGCGGCTTTGAAAATCCCAAACGTTTGGGGAATTATTTTTGAGGCTTTATCATATTATAACAATCATCAAGCACTTTGTATACTGTTTCACCGTAAGAGTTCCAAAATCCTTTAGATGCTGAATCATAATAAGCATTATATATATTACTGTAATACTGATAAGTATAATTTCCGTTCAAATAGCCGATAGCCGCATTCTTTATTTGCTCAAGGTTTTGACGAGATTGTAATAGAGATGCATACATGGCGTCCGGGTCGCATTTTGTTATTTCGAGGAACATATCATAGCTGACATCAGAACCGTTTTTAATTAAACTTATTGTTTTGTCGATTTTTTGTAATTTATCATTCAATATATCATAACTATTATTTATCCATCCGATTTGGGTTAAATTACTCCCGGCGGTGCTATGCTCATCTGCCGCTAAAATAGATTCGATACAATTCAGGAGTTGGTTATATGTATCTTTGAAAAGATACATGAGATCAAGACCGAGAGCTGCATAACGCGCAATCTCGGCGGAGGAGTTTATAATGCTCACACTTTGATTTTCATTGTTCCAATTGACATATAGACCGCTTCCTTCGGAAATTTTACGGAGCGGCACATAAGTGCTTCCGTTAAGGTTAAGAATGGGAAGGTTGTCGGACGGAAGGAGAGAACCGTTAATATAGATCGGATAGTACACCTGAGTACATGTGAAATCTACGGCGGCAGCGGTTTGTGCGAGCATAAGAGAAAGAACAGTTAAGATTGATAAGATTTTTTTCATTGTTAAAAACTCCTTTATAAATAATATAATTAATTTTTATCGGGGTTGCAGTAAGAGCAGGGGAGATAATTGCGGTGTGCGGCGGAGGGGGATATTTCGTAGGCGGAGGTTTTTTCGAAAACGCAGCCGCACCATTGCCGGTGGTAGTGCGTTCCGCCGGGGGTTACCATAAATGTTATGCCGGAAGCGGAACGAATGCAGAGAAAAAAGGAAAAAAACACGGCAGCGGAGATTATTGCGGCAAACAAAACCGATATTCCGGTGCGCCGTTTTTTTGAAATTAGAAAATCGATGGCTGCATGGATATCGGTTACTTGCTTTTCTTCGGAAACGGTGGCGGAGCAGTTATTGCCCAGGTGACCGAGATAGATATGTATGTTTTCGTGGAGGATTGCGATGACGCGCTCGGCTTCCGTGAGAGACTGCAAAACAAAAATGAATTTTACGGAATCGGAACAAAAGGAAAAGGCAAAGCGGCCGAGCATTGAAGCGTCGCAGTTAAGACTGCGGATGAGGTTTATATCGGAATCACGCCACGGAAGAAAAGGGCGGACGGTGAAACCCTGCTTTTGGGAAATTGCGGTTACATCGTCAAGAGTGGGGCAGCGCTTGAGAGAAAAAGCTTTGATAAAATTTTTTGCCGATTTGTAGTTATTCATAAAATTACCCTCCAATATAAAAGATAACCTTATTATAACATATTTCGACAAAATTTATTAATTATTTTCAGATGCTGCGGCGCGACCGCAGACGATAAGCAGAATATAGTACAGACACATTACAAGAAGATTGAGCGAAAAATCGTGGTGCAACATATCGAAGTATATTCTTAATATGCTGCATATGAGCATGAAAACGGCAAAGACAACATAACGAGTGCCGTTTTTTGTTTGGGAGATCGATTCCGACGCCCAGACGGTCAGAGCAGGACCGCGGATCGCCGGCAAAAGGAGAAACGACAATATTGTGCCGCCTGCTGTGAGAAAAATAATAATCTGAAAAAAAGCGTTTAATTTCCCGATCAGATCCAATATGTATCCGCCAAACATCATAACAAGTGCGGAAAATATATCAATAACCAAGGTTATGACGCATAATACGATCCATGAAAGAAATCTTCTCATAGTTTAGCTACTCCTTATTATCTTCGGATAAGGCTTTGGAGAGGGCGGAATAATCAATCTTGGGGTCAGACTGAGGTGCGCCGCCGAACGCTGCAACGCGTGCGCGGGAAAGGTCCGATCCGGAAAAATTATATTCTTCGGCTTCTATTCCGAGGATTTTATCAACGGCTTGCCTGAGGGCAGGCTGTTGTTTTTTGTATGCTTCGACGAGGGTTTTATCGTGCGCGGTGAAGCCGTCGCCGTAAAAAGAAGCGGGGGTATCGGCACGGCCGAGCAAGTAATCAACCGAACAGTCGAGGTAATCGGCTATTTTAGCGAGGTTATCACCATTGGGCAATGCACCTTCGTTTTTCCACTTAGTAACAACCCCGGAGGAAATACTCAAAGCCTTTGCAACAGGATTTGGCTTTGTTCCTTTTTGTATGCAAAGGTTATAAAACTGACTCCAAAACAGATTAGACAAAATTTATACCTCCGATTTGTGTAAAATGCTAAAATCTCATAAAAATGAAATAATTCTATTGACAATCTCACAAATATGAGATAAACTGTTCCCATAGTTAATTACTAACTAAAATATACCACAAAGGAGAGTGAAAGTCAATGAGTATCGGAGAGAATCTGAGGGCGCTGAGAATGAAGAGGGGGCTGACGCAGGGGGAGCTTGCGGAGATGGTCGGTGTGACGAGGGCGTTTTTGTGCCAGATTGAGAGAGGGACGAAAGCGCTGAGTTTGCCGCTGGCGAAAGAAATTTCGGAGGTTTTGAAATGCGGAATTGCGGATCTTGTTTAGGCATATGCCCGGGCAAATAAAAAAAGAGCCTCCGCAACGGGAGGCAAAAGAAAAAATATTACATTTGTTATTATAGCATACGGCTGAAAAGATGTAAAGAAAAATATTACGGAAAGGGAGCTTGAAGAGATGGCGATACCGAAATTTTATACAATCAAGGAGGTTGCGGAGATGATGAAGCTTCATGAAAACATGGTGCGGAAGCTGATTTATTCGCAGCAGCTGAGAGCGGTTTTATTCGGAACGGCTTACAGGATAAGCGAGGAGGACATTGACAAATATATAAAGACACATGCGGCGCACCCGTACCATGTGTTTCCGACGAGAGGGAGATAAGGGAAAATGATTGCATACAAGGGATTCAACAAGGATTTGACGTGCAGGGGGCACAAATTCAGCGTTTCGGACGTGAACGTTTGCGAGGAGGCCAACTGCGTTAAGAACGGATTTCACTGCGCGGAGAATCCGCTGGATGTGCTGACATACTACCCGAACATGGAGGAGTCGGTTTACTGGCTTGTGCTTGCGGAGGGAGACATCAACGAGGACGGGGCGGACAGCAAAATTTCATGCACGGAGCTGACGCTTTTGCAGGAGCTGACGGTGGAGGATTTTGTTTGGGAGAGTCTTTTATACATGGCGAAGCACCCGGGGAGGGCGCAAAACGGAATCAAAGAGACGGCAAAGGCGGACGCGCTGCCGTTTGCGATTGCGAGAGGGAAAGCGCCGAGGGTACAGGGAAAGCTCGGCGCGGTGCTCGGCACGGCGGTGGAAAGCCCGGGGAGCGCCGGGATTGTGAAGATTGCGGCGGCGGTGGTTGACGGTGAGAGGCTGAAGCCGGGGGTTTGGTACACGGCGGAGGAGCTGCTGCTTTAAGGCTTTGCCATGCGAAGCCGCAAAACGGCGGCGAAGTGCGAGGAAACGGCGGCGGAGTGCAGGAAAGGAAGAGTTAAGAATGGACAATTCAAAAATATGCTTTTCGTGCAAGGCGGAGAAAATCTGCGGCAGCTCTGTGACGGCATATTCCGCAGGGTGCATGGAAAACATGAGAATTTACATACACGATAAAAAGAAGTTCAGAAAGATTTTGAAAGACATAAAGGAAAAGGCGGAATCGGGACGATGATTGAATTTATAAAAACAAACGCGTTTCCGTGCGTGATAATCGCGCTCTACATATGCGCGGCGATACATGACGGAGCGCGGCTCGAATTGGAAAGGGCGTTATACTGGCTTGCCGCGGCAGTTGTAAATGCGGCGGTATTGATGATGTGAAAGGGGTCAGACGATGAATAAAGCAACGATATTTGATTTTGCAAGAATGTGCAATAATTTCAATTTTAACTGTAGTGAATGCCCGTTGCACTTAAGTGGTCGCGGAATGTGTTTAGGTTGCGGTGAATTTATTATCGATTTAACCGACAAAGCAAACGAAATCATTTTAAACTGGTGCAAAGAGCACCCTGTTGAAACACGGCAGGACAGGTTTTTGAAGATGTTCCCGAATGCGGCATTGGTTAATGAGGATATCAACATTTGCCCGAAAGATATTGATAACCAATACGGTGCTGATTGTAACAAATTGAGTTGTTATACCTGCAAAAAAGAATATTGGCTTGCGGAGGTGGAAGAAAATGAGCGAATTTAATAAAAATCTATATATGGTAAAAGGTGTATTTTCTCAAGATGAAACAGAACCGATAGTAACAGGATTTTACTATATAGATGAGCACGGCAGACATTTTATTATCGGCGATGATTTCGGGCATTATGAAACAAATCCATACACGATTTGCAGATGTACGGGAATTGAATTAAAAGATAACGATTATTTACCGTTTGAGTATGATATTTTTTCGTATAATGAGCCGTTGTCAACTAAATTGAATTTCGGATATTTTGAATTTAATCAATATCTAAAACAATGGGTGTTGATTACAAGTAGCGAAACACATCAATATCGCACATTAAACAAGTGTAATAATTTAATTTTCATTGGTAGAAATGTTCTATTAAAAAATGATGATATGAATTGGTTTGTTGAATATTCAAAAAAAGAACTTGAAAAATCAAAATATAATGTTATTGACAATTCATATTGCCCTTCAAAATTTAGGAGGTAGACGAAAAATGAATGAGAGAGAACAGCTAATTGAAATACTTAATAATGCTCCAATCGGATATGAAAAGCTTGGACAAAGGTTTTACAAACTCATACTTGAAAATATCGCTGATTACCTGCTTGAAAATGGCGTAAGTGTGCTGCCTGTTAAGATTGGACAGACGGTATACGAAATACAACAAGATAGAACATTACAGAAATGGTATGTGTATGGAATTATAAAATATGACGGTCAAGAATGGGCTGCAAAAGCAAAAAATAATAAAAATAAATGGAATTATATAGACAAAACTTTTGCTTTTAGGCTTTTCGGCAAAACAGTGTTCCTAACCAAAGAAGAAGCAGAACAAGCAATACAAGCATTGAAAGGCGGTGCGGAGTAATGGAAGAATTTGATGCTGGTGTTGTGAAAGTTGTAAGATGTAAAGACTGTACAAATTGGGAATGGGAAGGTCAAGGAACTACTTGTGGCAAGTGTCATAGCGGACAGTGGGATAACGATTATTTTTACTACGGAACATTCGAAAATGACTTTTGTAGTTATGGAGAAAGGAAAGATAAAGAATGAGCGATATAATTCCTATTTCATTGAAAACCGCAAATGAATATGTAACAGCTTATCATCGACACCACAAGGCGGTACGAGGTTGCAAATTCTGTATCGCATTAGCCGATGAAAATAATGAAATTGTCGGCGTTGCGATATGTGGAAGACCTGTCAGCCGCTATTTAGACGACGGCAAAACGCTTGAAATAAACCGCCTATGCACTAACGGCTACCGAAATGCTTGTAGCAGGTTGTATGGAAATTGTGCGAGGATAGCTAAAGAAATGGGATATAAGAAAATTATCACATACATACTCGAAAGTGAAAATGGTGCGAGCCTAAAGGCAAGCAATTTTGTATGCGAGGGTGTCGCAGGCGGAAAAATTTGGACTGGTAAACGCCATAGAGATAATGGTGTTCCGCAAGAAATGAAAACAAGGTGGGGGAAGTATTTATGACAGAGGAACAGATTAAAAAGGCGGCAGGCATTTGCAGAACAGGCAATTGTATAGATTGAAAGGCGGTGTGAAGTGATGAGTGCAAAGCAAAAACTTGAGATTGCCATTAAAAATTTTAAAAGGTATATGGAGGATGTCAAGACTTGGGACGAGGAAACGAAACGCAACAACCCCAAAGCGTGGCAAGATGCTTTAACTGCCGCGGCTTGGTTTTCGGTATACAGATACATATGCAAAGCAAAACGTAAAGATAACGGCAAGTGGGTTGAGGGGTATTATGTTTGTCTTAATGAAAATTGTCATCGCATATACACAGGTTATGCTGAAAAAGACTGTGGCGATTATTACCCCGAGTATTGTGAAGTTATCCCTGAAACAATCAGACGATGCACAGGATTGAAAGATAAGAACGGTAAGTTGATATTTGAGGGGGATATACTCAGAGGGTTCAGTTATCCATTTATGTCTGATGGAGAATACGATTATTACGCACTTGTTGTACGGAGTAAAGATTACTGTGCTTTTAGAATACGCACAGTTAAGAATCCGCAGTCAAAAGTACGAGGTATTTCAGACGGAAATACAGAATTTATGGATGATTGGAATTCAGACGATTGGGAAGCAATCGGCAACGATTATGATAATTCCGAATTGTTGGAGGTGAAGAGATGAACATGGCGAGAAGGGTATATTTGGCGGTGAATCTTGCGGCGTTATGGATTGCGGCGCTGCTGGTATGCGATTCGGTAGGCTTGGGGAAGCTTTCGCCCCTTTACGGCGCGGCGGTGATATTTGCGATCATGATGTCGGCGGTGACGGCTGCCGAGCTTATCAGAAGGAAGTGAGAGACGGTGGCAAAGCGGAAAGAAGTGCGGAGCGGCCCGTCAATTAAGGATTATTCGGAAGCATGCAAAGAATATAGAAAGAGAACGGGAAGGTTTTTAGCATACCGCGATTTTCAGAGCGGAAAATATATTGAAGACATGGAGAATATAAGAAGGGGTGACAGGACGGATGGAGTTTGACGGAATGCCGGAGATCCCGGAGGAGGAGCTGCGGCGCGTGCGGGAGGAATTTCCCGATTACTTATTTTTCACCAATCAAAAGCGCGGAGAGCGGGCATGGCGGTGCACGGCGTGCGGAGAGAGATCCCGGACGGGAGGCTTGAGGAAAACCGAAACGCCGGAGGACAGGGAGCTTATTTATGCAAGGATGGGAGAGCGGCGCAGATGCGCAAAGTGCGGAAAGCTTTGCACGGTTAAAAGTGCGCTGAGAACAAATCCGGGCAGGCTTTACGAGGAGAGATACATTGTCTTCGTTATTCCGAAGGGGCGGAATGAGGTTTGGATGCGGTGCATTACGGCGCACATGGATTACGCCGCTAATGACGGATTCGGCTTTTGCGAGGAGCTGCGCTGCCGCCTTGTGCCGGGAGAGGCGCGGCAATGGGAATATTTTTCATATTACAGCAGATGGGATGAGAGGAAAACGTTTGCCGAGCCGTTTCGCTACAACTATGGGCTTTACTGCGAAAAGCACCCTTACAAAATCCGGGGAGTCTGCGGAGGAATTGAAGAAACGTTTTTGAAATACAGCGCTGTTGAGCTTTTTGCAAGCAGGCATTACGATGTGCCGTGGGTGAAATACCTGTGCCGGTACGCGGAAATACCGGCGCTTGAAATGGTTGTGAAATTAGGGCTGCAATCGATTGCGGACGCGCTGGTTTACGAAAATCTTCCGAACAAGCGCGTTATAGACTGGGAGGCGAGAAAGCCGTGGAATCTTGTGCGGCTGGAGCGGAATGTTTTCAAGGTTTGGTTCGATGAAAGCAAGAAGCTTGATGTGCTGAAGCTCAACCGTGCTTTGCGCGGAAAGAGCGAAAAGGACATGCGCGCGGCGATGAGGCTTTACGATTATTCGTACAATTTAAAGGAAGCGAGGACGGCGGCAGCGGCAATCGGCACAGCGGCGGAGGTTGCGCGGCTGATAAAATACATTGAAAAGACGGCGGCAGAGAGCGGCGGAGGCTGCGGCTGCTGCCCCGGGATCACGGAGAGGGAGGCATTTAATCTGTGGCTTGATTTTGCGGACATGGCAAAGCGAATGAAGCTTGAGGGGAAAATCAATCCCTTTCCGAAAGACCTTAAGGCGGCGCATGACGCGCTTGTGAGAACGTGCGAAATAAAGGACATGAAGGCGCGCGCGGCGGAGGCGCACAAGACGGCGGCGGCGGAAGCGGTTAAACGGGAGAAAGAATTTCCAAGGGTCGGGAAGATATATAAGAGAATCAGAAAAAAGTTTGAATTTGAAAGCGGAGGCTTTCGGATTGCCGTGCCGGAGAAGATTGAGGACATTTTATTTGAGGGGACGATGCTCAACACATGCCTGAGCCGCACGGGGCGGTATTTTGAAAGAATACAGGACAACGAATCGTATTTGTTTTTTCTGCGGAAAACGGACGAGCCCGACATGCCATGGTACACAATCGAGGCAGAGCCGGGCGGAACGATACGCCAGAAGCGGACGGTGAACGACTGCCAGAACAGCGACCTTAAGGAAGCGGAGGGATTTCTGCGCGAGTGGCAGGAGCACATAAAAAGGACGATGACGAGGGCGGACAAAAGGAGCGCGGCAAAGAGCCGCGAGGCGCGCATCCGCGAATTTGCGGAGCTGAGAGAGAAAAGCATCCGCGTTAATTACGGAGTGCATGCAGGGCAGCTGCTTGCGGATATTTTGGAGAGAGATCTGATGGAGTGATTCTTTAAATAAGAAGCAGGGAAGAAAAGGCTGCTGCCGTAATACGAGCCGATGAGCATCGGGGGCGTTGTTCGGGGGCGAACGGCGTTGTTCTTTTGGTGTCAAAAGAACCAAAAACGCGGGGGTTTCGATTCCCCCGCACCCCCTAAACGACCTCGCAGGGGCGGAGATTGCGGCGTACGCATGTTGGCGGTGAGCAAGCGGTTTTGTTTTGCGGCTTCTGTGCTCCGCTCCGCGTGATGTGATTGTGCCATGTGCGGCGGAGTGCGGTATGCGTGCAAAGTGCGAACAACGTGCCTTTGCTTCGGCTGCGCTTTACGGAAGCCGCAAAACGGCAACAGCGTGAGAAGAAACGGCAGCGAAGCGCAGGGAATGGCGGCGGAGTGCAGGATAAGAAATTGAGAAAGGATTGAGGAATATGCTTGATATAAAAAAGAGGATTGAGGAAATGGCGGAAAAGTCCTCGGACGGAGGGAAAGCCGTGGGGCTGTTTTTGCTGGAGCTGATTGAGAAAGAACCGCAGGCAGCGGAGGACATTGAAAAAGCGTTTGACGGAGGGAAGACGCTTGACGGAGGCTACAAGGAAATTTCGGATTATGCAAAAAAGGTGAGCCCGAACGCGCCAACGGTGGTGCTGCCCGAAAAGGCGGCGGAGCTTGTGCGCGGATATATGGAGATAAGAAAGCACAGGGAAGAAAAGAGAAGCATTTTCGATATGCTGTAAGAGAAATGCAGAATCATGCATTATGCATTATGAATTATGAATTATATCGGGAGGTTGAGGAAAAAATGACGGAAAACAGAGAGCTTTTAATAAATGAAGCGGCGGAGCTTGAAGACGGGAAGCTTGACAGGCTTTCGGCGGAGGTTATTTCACTGACGCGCGCGGCGCAGAAAATTTCCTTATATTATATATGCGAAATTGGGGAGCGATTGACGGAGGCGAAGGCGATAGTTGGGCGCGGCGGCTGGGGTGAATGGCTGAAAAACAAGGTGGATTATTCACAGAGCACGGCGGAAAACTTCATTAAAATATACAAGGAATACGGAAGCGGTCAGACAGGACTGTTCGGTGAGGAAAATTCCGAAACGTTTGAGAAGCTTCCTTATACAAAGCTTTTGGCGCTGACGGCGCTTGACCCGGAGAGCCGCGCCGAGCTTTGCGAAAAGCATGACGTTGAGGCGGCGAGTGTGCGCGAGCTGAAAGCGATGATTGCAAGGCTGAAAGAGGAAAACGAAGAATCGGCGCAGGCTGCAAGCGAAAAAGCGGACGAGCTTGAGAATGTGCGCCGCGAGGCAGCGGCGGCAAGAGAAGCCGAGGCGGACGCGAGGAGGGAAGCGGAGGAGCTGAAAAAAGAGGTTGACAGCCTTTCGGCAGAGCTTGACGCGGCAAACGCGAGGGAGGTTTTGCCGGGGCTTGAGGAAGAGAAAGCGAAGCTGTGCGAGAAGTACGACAAAAAGCTTGAAAAGCTCAAAAAAGAGCTTGAAAAAAGAAAGGCGGCGGAGGAGAGCGCGGCGAAAGCTGCGGAGGCGGCAGCGGAGGAGCTGAGAAAAAAGACGGAGGAGACCGTTCGCCGCGAGGTTACGCAGGCGGCGGAGGCTGCGCAAAAAGAGCTTGAAGCGCGGTGCGAAAATGCAGAAAGAAAGCTTTCCGAAGCACAGAAAACAGACCTCAGTGCAATATCGATTTATTTTGACGATGTGCAGCGGCTGATGGGGCTGATACGCGCGGAGCTTGAAAAGGTGCGTGCGGCTGACGCGGCGGTATATGAAAAGCTTTCGGGAGGAATAAAGGAAACGATGAAAAAGCTTTCGGAGGTGATCTGATGACATGGGAGGAAACGGAAAAGGCATTTTATGACGGCGCGGCGGTTATATACAGATTTTGGAACGATGAAGCGCATTATCCGAACATTCACGCGCTGAGATACACGAGAAATGAAATCGGCGGAGTGGATCTGACGGTTGAGCTGCTTGACCGCGGCGGCAATTCGGTCAGACGGGTGAAGTATCAATACATAGAGTATGCATAAAAGGCGGCTGCCTTTAAATCTGCTGAGTTTCCGTTGAGCCGATGAGCGTCGGGGGCGTTGTTCGGGCGCGAACGGCTAAACAGCGTCTTTGTTGCCGTTTTAAGGCTTCGCCATGCGCAGCCGGAGCAAAGGCACGTTGTATGCATTTTGCGCGCATACCGCACACAGTTGCGCACGGGACAAACACATCACGCGGAGCGGAGCACAGAAGCCGCAAAACAAAACCGTTTACTTACCGCCAACGAACGCACGCCGCAATCCTCGCCCCTGCGAGGTCGTTTAGGGGGTGCGGGGGAATCGAAAACCCCGCGTTTTTGGTTCTTTTGACACCAAAAGAACATCGTCCCTTTTTGACTCCAAAAGGAAAGAGCGGTTCGCTTCCGAACAACATGCAGCAAGGTTAATCGGATTGGATTAAAAGTAAAAATATTTACTTTTGCAGGGCGTTTTTTACAGCGCCTTGGCGGGCTTGGTAAACGCCTAAGTTTACGACCATTTTTAAATAACGGGAGATGAAAAAGGTGCAGGGAATCGGATATTGGGTAATCAGAACATACGTGAGCGGAAACGTGGGAGAAAAAATCAAATATTGGATTCCCGGAGAGAAGCCGACAAAGAGCAGGAGAAAGCTTGCCGCCGACATAAGAAAACAGGATCAGAACAAAAAGGCATGTGAGAGAACGCTTGCAAGAATCATCAACGCGAATTTTTCACAGGGCGATGTTTTGGTGGGGCTTGATTATGATGACGCACACGTTAAGAAAGTGACGGGTCGGACGGGCGATGAGACAATTGAGAAAGCGGAGAAAGAACTGCGCCTTTGCCTGCGCAGGGTGAAGCGCGCGGCGGACAAGCTCGGAATTGAGGTGCGCGCGGCGGGAGTGACAAGCGACTTAAACGGTGAGACGGGGGAAGAGGTTCGGGTGCATCATCATTTGATTGTGAACCGCGAGGCGGCGAGGCTGTTCGGCGGGAAATGGAAGGGCGGCGGAGTTGATTACGAGCCGCTGAAGCCGCAGCAGGATTATACAGCCGTTGCGCATTATCTGCTTGCACAGGTGCGCCATGTGCCGGACAAGAAAAAATACATAGCAACGCGGAATTTGAAAAAGCCGGAGAGAAACGACAGAATCGCGAAGAACGGAGCGGAGATAAGCGTGCCGCGCGGCTGTGTGCTGCTTCATCGGAGCGAGTACAATGTCGGCATGACGCAGTATGTGAGATATTATATTCCCGGCGGAGGGAGAAAGGGAAGACGGCGGAGTGAGGAATAGAAAATTATAAATTATAAAAAAGGGGTGGCGGAGAGATGAAGCATGGAAAGCGGCCGACGGTTCGGCAGAAAAAGCTTATGGCAGAAAAACGGTTAAATCCTGATAACTGGCTTGTTTTCAAGGACACGCCGGAGGCGATGCATGTTGTGCACAGGCATTCGGACAAAACGGTGCGCGTGATACGGAAAGAGGCTGAGGAGAGATGAAAAAGACATACTGCCCGTTTTTCATAAAAGAAAACATGCAGATGACGGAGCTGATATGCGCGAGCGCCGTTATAAGCTTTCCCGACCGCGAGGCGCGCAGGGAATTTGTTTACACGTTATGCGGTTCGCTTGGGGGATATGAAAAATGTCCGGTATACAAATTTTTAGAAAACAGAGAGGAGCGGAAATCATGCAGGAAAGAGAGAGACTGAAAGAGCTTTTGAAAAAGCGTGCAAAAAAGATAAAGAGCCTGGAGGATGAGCTTGAGGGATACCGCGAGCTTGTGCGGCTTTCGGGCGCCTTTGTGCTTGCTGCGGCAAGGGAGCGCGGAGAGGTGCGGCTGAGCCGCAGCGAAGTTTCGAAAGCGGTTTACGGAGAGGTGAAGTTTGAGAAAACGGATGATGAATACATAATCAGAGCGGAGGTGCGCGGCGATGATACAGGTGCGGATGCGCAGGGGGATAATAAACGAGGTGCGGATAACGGGGCACGCAGGGTATGCGAAAAAAGGCAGTGACATTGTGTGCGCGGCGGTGAGCGCGCTTATTGACGCGCTTGCGGCGGTGACGGACGGCAGCGTGCGCGACGACGGAGAAACATACGTTTGCGCATTCGTGGGGTTCGGGGAGGCGTTCGACATGGCGCGGATCGGCTTTGCAAGAATTGCGGCGGCATACCCGAAGCATGTCGGAGTTGAGGTTTTATAAAAACCTTGAAAAAGAAAGGCGGAAGCCTTTAAACCGAGCCGGGGGGCGTTGTTCGGGCGCGAACGGCGTTATTCTTTTGGCGTCAAAAGGGGACGTTGTTCTTTTGGAGTCAAAAGAACCAAAAACGCGGGGGTTTCGATTCCCCCGCGCCCCCTAAACGACCTCGCAGGGGCGAAGATTGCGGCGTGCGTGCATTGACGGAGGCGCAGCGGTTTTGTTTTGCGGCTTCCGAGCTCCGCTCCGCGTGATGTGATTGTGCCGTGCGCGGCTGTGTGCGGTATTTGTGCGAAATACGAACAACGTGCCTTTGCTCCGGCTGCGCTTTACGGAAGCCGCAAAACGGCAGCGGAGCGGAAGAAAACAGTGGCGTTTATTATGCCGCTGTTTTTTTGTGCGTGTTTTTACCGCGCGCTTGCCGCGCGAGGAAAAAGGCGTGCAGAACGGATAAACTGAACCCGAAGGCGTACAAGGGTACGCCGAGAGGTGAAGTTTGTTCGTAGCAAAAAGGCATTAAATCCTGAAAAATCGAATGAAAAGAGATTTTTCAACCCCGGAAAAGAAATTTTCTGATTTTGGCGTAAATATATTTTTCTATTTCACAATTGCCTTTTTGCGGTCGGTGCGTGTTTTCAAGGCATAGCAGATTCGAACACATGCGCCCGATGCTTGTTAAATTTCCGCACAACTGTCTTTTCGGGATTTGCAAGGCGGCAGCCTTGCTGCACCCTGCAAAAACAGCTGTGTAAAAATTCCCCGGCGCATTGGGTCTGCGAGTTCAGACAGAGCAAATTTTTTGCAAGAAAAGGCAAAAGCGCAGTTAATAGTGGCTTATCTATTAACGAGCATTTTAACGCATTATTGCGGAAAATTCGCCTTTCTGAACCGCATGGGGTTCGAGTCTGTTATGCCTCAGGCGCGGAGAAAAGTTTACAGGATTGAGAGAGTGAGATACAATAAAAATGCGATGAGAGGGTGAAAACAATATGGCACAGCGGCGGCACGGGATTAAATGGTGGAGCAAAAAAGAGAATCTGGACAAAATACAGGCTTGGGCGGCGCGCGGGCTTGCGATGCGCGAGATTGCCGAAATGATGGGAATAAGCCGCTCGACGCTTTACGAATGGATCAACAAAAGCCAGGACATTTCGGACAGTTGCGCGCGCGGCTGCGCGGAGGCTGACGAAAACGTTGAGGGGGCGCTGTTCAAAAAATGCATGGGCTACAACGCGATTATAAAAAAGCCGATGAAGGTGCGCAGAATCAGATACGAAAACGGCAGGAAGGTTGAAGAATGCGAGGAGATTGTTGAGGTTTCGGAGGAAATTCACGTGCCGGCGGACAGCAACGCACAGAAGTTCTGGCTGATAAACAGGCAACCTGACAGGTGGCAGACGCAGCCGGGAGGCGAGGAAACGGATTCGGAGGGGTGCGGCGTTGTGATGCTTGCGCCGCTTAAGAAAAGCGAGCCGCCGATTGAAGCGGAGGCGGAGGAACACAGGACGGAGGCGGAGAAATGAAAAACGTTATATGGACGCCGCAGCCGAAGCAGCGGCTTTTCATGGAGCGCGGAGAGGATGAGGCGCTTTACGGCGGAGCGGCAGGCGGCGGAAAGAGCGACTGTGCGCTTGCCGAGGCGCTGAGACAGGTGCATATTCCGCATTACAGGGGGCTGATTCTGAGAAAAACATACCCCCAGCTTTCGGAGCTGATTGACAGAAGCCGCGAGATATACAATGCGGCGTTTCCGAGGGCAAGATACAACGATCAGAAGCACTGCTGGAGCTTCCCGAGCGGCGCGAAGATATATTTCGGGGCGATGCAATACACAAAGGACAGGACGAATTACCAGGGCAAGCGGTATGACTTTATAGATTTTGACGAGCTGACGCATTTTACATGGGACGAATACAGCTATTTATTTTCAAGAAACAGACCAAACGGCAGCGGAACGCGCTGCTACATACGCGCGCAGGCGAACCCCGGGGGAGTGGGGCACGGTTGGGTGAAGGAACGCTTTATAACGGCGGCGCCGCCGCTGACGCCGATATGGGACAAAATAAGCTACAGGGCGCCGGACGGAAAGACCGTGACAAAGTGGCGGAGCAGGATTTTTGTGCCGTCAACGGTGTTTGACAATCAAAAGCTGATGGAGAACGACCCGGAATACATAACAAGGCTTGCGGCGCTTCCCGAAAATGAGAAAAAGGCGCTTTTATACGGAGATTGGGACAGTTTTTCGGGGCAGGTGTTCACGCAGTGGCGGAACAATCCTGACGGATACGAAACGAGAGTGAACACGCACGTTATAAAGCCGTTTAGGGTTCCGGAATCGTGGAGGATATACAGGGGGTTTGACTTCGGATATTCAAAGCCGTTTTCGGTGGGGTGGTACGCGGTTGACCATGAGGGACGAATGTACCGCGTGCGCGAGCTTTACGGCTGCACGGGAATCCCGAACGAGGGCGTGCGATGGGAGCCGACGGTGATTGCGCGCAAGATTACCGAGATCGAAAAAGAGGACGTCAATCTGCGCGGACGGAGGGTTTACGGAATTGCCGACCCTTCGATTTTCGACGAGAGCCGCGGCGAAAGCGTGGCGGCGATGATGGAGCGCGCGGGCGTTTACTTCGAGCCGGGGGACAACACGCGGCTTGCCGGGAAAATGCAAATTCACAACCGTTTGGCATTTGACGAAAACGGAATCCCGATGCTTTATGTGTTCGACACGTGCAAAAACTTTATCCGGACGATTCCGCAGCTTGTTTATTCGATGACGGACGTTGAAGACATTGACACGGACGGAGAGGATCACATATACGACGAGGTGCGCTATGTTGCGATGGCGCGGCCGATTAATCCGCCAAGGGCAGCGGAGAAGAAAGCGCAGGAGTTCAATCCGCTTGAAACGGCGGCGGAGGTAAAGCCTTATGCATGGTGGCAGTGAGAGAGAAAGGCGGCGGAGCGCGGGGAAAGCGGCGGAAAGCGTGCGCCGGGGCGGAAAAAGCTTGAGAGAGGGGAAAATTTGATATGAATAAGATTACGAAAAACGAGGTAGCGGAGGCAAGGACGCTGCTGCGGCAATACAAGGACGGGAAAAAGCACCTTGAAAGCCGCATTGTGACGGAGGAAGAATTTTGGAAGCGGCGGCACTGGGAGCAGCTGCGCGGAAAGGACGAAAAGACGCGCCCGGCGAGCGGCTGGATGTTCAACTCGATATGCAACAAGCATGCGGACGCGATGGACAGTTACCCGGAAATAAAGTGCCTGCCGAGAGAGCAGTCGGACGAGGGTTCGGCTGCGCTTCTGACGGAGATAATCCCCGTGATAATGGAGCGCAACGGATTTGAAGAGACATACAGCGCAAACTGGTGGTACAAGCTCAAGCACGGCTGCGCGGCTTACGGAGTTTTTTGGGACAGCTCGGCGCAGAACGGTTTGGGCGACGTGCAGGTGACGCGGATTGACCTTCTGAATATTTTCTGGGAGCCGGGGATAACGGACATTCAGAAAAGCAGAAATATTTTCATCGTTGACCTTGTGCCGACGGAGGACCTCCGTGCGAGGTATCCGTCCGCAGGAATAAAGGGCGGCAGCGGCGCAAATGCGGAGCTTGAATCGTACCGCTTTGACGACGCGGTGAAGGTGGACGACAAGACGCTTGTTGTTGACTGGTATTACAAAAAGACGGACAAAAACGGGAAAACGGCGCTGCATTACTGCAAATTCGCCGAGGATGCGGTTTTGTTTGCAAGCGAGAACGAGAAAGCATACGAGAGCCGCGGCTGGTACGACGACGGGAAATACCCGATAGATTTTGACGTTTTATACCCCGAGGAGGGAACGCCGGTTGGGTTCGGGGTTGTTTCGGTGTGCAAGGACGCGCAGCTTTCGATTGACGAGCTTGACGGAGCGATACTGAAAACGGCGGTTATGGCGGCAACGCCGCGCTTTTTCGCAAAGGAAAGCTGCGGAATAAACGAAAACGAGTTCCTTGACTGGACAAAGCCGCTGGTGCATACGGCGAGCGACGTTGACGACCGCATGGTAAAGCAGATTAATTTAAACCCGATGAGCGGATTTATTGCGAATTTCAGGCAAAACAAGATTGACGAGATGAAAGAAACAAGCTCGAACCGCGATTTTTCGCAGGGGAGCACGGCGAGCGGAGTGACGAGCGGCGCGGCGATTGCAACGCTTCAGGAAGCGGGAAACAAGACGAGCCGCGACATGATAAACGCGTCTTACAGGTGCTATGCGAGGATTGCGGAAAAGATAATCGACAGAATGAGACAGTTTTACGATGAGCGGCGGTGCTTTCGGATAACGGGGGAAGCGGGGGCGCAGACGAAATACGTGAGCTTCGGAAACGACGCGTTAAAGCCGCAGAGCATGGGAAACGTCGGAGGGAGCGAGCTTTTCCGCGAGCCTGTGTTCGACATCAAGATAAAGGCACAGAAGCACAATCCGTTTTCAACGCTTTCGCAGAACGAAACGGCAATCAATTTATACAATGCAGGATTTTTCAATCCGCAGAACGCGCAGGCGGCGGAGGCGGCAATACGCATGATGGATTTTGAGGGCAAAAAGGACGTTGAGGAATACATTTTGCAGGGGCAGACGCTTTATAATCAGCTGACGGCGCTTCAGCAGCAGAACGCACAGCTTCAGCAAATGCTGACGGGAATCCGAACGCAGCCGCAGACCGCCGTGCAGCCGGGCGGCGGCGCTTCCGCCGCGCCGACGGAGAGGCAGAAAACGGCGGCGGAGAAGCTTGCAAAGGCGGCAACTAAAAATGTTTAATGTTCGGGCGCGAACCGCTTTTTCTTTTGGGGTCAAAAGGGGACGATGTTCTTTTGGAGTCAAAAGAACCAAAAACGCGGGGGTTTCGATTCCCCCGCCCCCCTAAACGACCTCGCAGGGGCGAGGATTGCGGCGTGCGTGCGTTGGCGGAGATGCAGCGGTTTTGTTTTGCGGCTTCTGTGCTCCGCTCCGCGTGATGTGATTGTTCCGTGCACAGCTGTGTGCGGTATTTGCACAAAGTACGTACAACGCGCCTCTGCTCCGGCTGCGCATGGCGAAGCCGCAAAACGGCGACAGAGTGCCTGCCGCGCGAGGAAAAAAGCGTGCAGAACGGACAAACTGAACCCGAAGGCGTACAAGGGTACGCCGAGAGGTGAAGTTTGTTCGTAGCAAAAAGGCATTGAATTTTGAAAAATCGAATGAAAAGAGATTTTTCTACACTGAAAAAAATTTTTATGATTTTGCCGTAAATATTTTGTTTATTTCACAATTGCCTTTTTGCGGTCGGTGCGTGTTTTTACCGCGCGGAGAAAAGTTTACAGGATTTTAAAGGTGCAGTATAATTAAACATGAGAGGAGTGAGTGAGATGATAAATAAACACTCTGAAGGAAGCATTGACCTGCAGAGGTTCGCAATCGGCGCGGGCGGCGGTGCGGACGGAGCGGGAGATGCGGGCGTAAGCGCGGCGAGCGCCCAGCCGCAAACGGACGTAAAAGTTTTATACGGCAGGCAGCCGGCTGCCGAAGAGTCCGCCGTCGGGACGGAAGAAAATGCGGAGGGAAAAAATCCCGACGTGCAAACGGCTGAAAATGACGGGGAAGAAAACGCCGGGGAAAACGGCGCGGAAAGCTTTGACGACCTCATCGGGGGAAAATTCAGAAACGAATTTAACGAGCGCGTGAACGGGATTGTTCAGCGCAGGCTTGCCGAAAAGAACGGCGCGCACGCACGTGAGAGCGCGATTGTAAGCAGACTTTGCGCACGCTACGGCGCAAAGGACATCGGGGAGCTTGAGGCGTTTCTGGGGAGCGAGGAGGCAGTTTCGTCCTTGGCAGTGGCGGCGGGAATGAACACCGACACATACCTTGAGCTTGAAAGGCTGCGCGAGGAAACGGCGGCGGCGCACGAGATGCAGCAGAGGCTTATGCAGACGCAGGCGGCGGAAAAGCAATATGCCGACTGGACGCGCGAGGCGGAAAGCGTGCGCGGAGTTTACGGGGACTTTAACCTTGACGAGGAGCTTAAAAATCCGCAGTTCCGTTCGCTTATAATGACAAAGAATCCGCAGTACTCAATTTCGATGCTTGACGCATACAGAATTGTGCATTTTGACGAGATTTCAAAGGCGGCGGAGGCACAGGCGGCGGAAAAGGTTGCGGCGAGCGTGAGCGCGAGAGCGGCGCGCCCGGCGGAAAACGGACTTGGAAGCGGCAGCGGCGTTGTTGTTAAAAGCGATGTCAAAGCGTTCACAAAAAAGGACCGTCAGGAAATCGCCCGAAGAGTTGCAAGAGGGGAAAAAATAGTTTTGTGAGGAAGGAGAAACACATATGTTTAAATTAGATTTACAGAGATTTGCCAACAACTCAGGCACTGTGATAAATGCCACAGAGGGATATGCAAATAATATGACGGGCATCACAACGCCTTATTCCGAGGGCGGCGGACTTTCGCAGGAGATGAAAACGTACTACTCGGATTATCTCATCGACATGGCAGAGCCGAAGCTGGTGCACGACCAGTTCGGGCAGAAGCGCCCGATTCCGAAGAACAACGGCAAGGTGATTGAGTTCCGCAAATACGATCCGCTTCCGAAGATGACGGCGCCCTTGGCGGAGGGCGTTACGCCGAAGGGGCAGAAGCTGAACATGGGAACGGTTTCGGCGGAGGTGAAGCAGTACGGCGGATATATCGAGCTTTCGGACGTTTTGCTTTTGGCAGCAATCGACAACAACCTTGTTCAGGCGACAAAGGTGCTCGGCGGACAGGCAGGCAGAACGCTTGACACGATAACGCGCGAGGTGCTTTCGGGCGGAACGAACGTGCAGTATGCCGAGGGACAGGTTGACGACCGCTGCGAGCTTGTGGGCGGCGCGGCATCGGGCAATCATTACCTGACGGTGGACGCGATACGCCGAGCGGTGAGATACCTTAAAACGCAGAATGCCGAGCCGATTAACGGAAGCTTTGTCGGCATTATTCACCCGGACGCGGCATACGACCTGATGAGCGATCCGAAATGGGTGAACGTTAAGACATATTCCGACCCGGAGGGAATTTATCAGGGCGAAATCGGAAAGATTGAAAATGTGCGCTTTGTTGAAACGAGCGAGGCTAAGATTTTCAATCCGACGGTCAAGCTGACGGTTGCATCGTATGAGGCGGCAGCGGGAACGACCCCGAACGTCGGCGTGACGAGCGGCTTTAAGCTGACGGTTAAAGAGACGATCGGGACGGCTGACGTTGCTAGATTTATGTCGAGCGAGTACGACATTGTTCTTTGCGACAAGGACGGCGGTGTGAGTGAAACCGTTAAGGTTGTCGGCGGACTGAGCACATCGGGCATTCTTTTGCTTGAAGCAGCGCCGAGCTTTACACCGGCGGCAGGCGACGTTATATGCTCGGACGACGGCGGATTCATGGGGCGCGCAGTTTATTCGACGCTTATCCTCGGCGAGAACGCATACGGCACAACGGAGCTGACGGGCGGCGGACTTGAGCACATCACAAAGCAGCTCGGTTCTGCCGGAACGGGCGATCCGCTCAACCAGAGGGCAACGGCGGGCTGGAAAGCGACAAAGGCGGCCGTGCGCTTGGTTGAGCCTTACATGGTAAGAATCGAGACGGCGAGCACGTTTGATTCGGAAGAAAACTGAGGGAGGTAGCGAAAATGGCTGTTAAAAAAGAAAACGAGACTGCACCGGGCAGATACGGGCGGCGCATTGACGGCGGCGGAAAGGCGGAGGTTGAGCTTTTCCGCGACAGCAAGGACTATAAGGACGATGTGTTCGTTGCGGTGAACGGCAAGGGGATTCAGATAAAGCGCGGAGTTCGCGTGAAGATTCCCAAAAGCTACAAAAAGGTTCTAAACCGCGGACAGAGGCAGGACACTGCCGCGGCGCGTCTTTCCGATGAAAAGCAGGACGAATTTTACGAGGAAACGCAGAGAATCTGAGACTGATGCGGATTGGGGGCATTGAGGCGGTGAGCTTTAATGCCCCTTTTTAAAAATAAAGGGGTGTTCTTTTGGAGTTAAAAGAAGAAAAGACTTTTGAGCGCCTCCGCTGAGCGGAGGAGGAGCGAAAAGGCGGATTCGGAAGAGAGGAGGAAACGGTGTGGATAAATTTTTTAACATCGGAATAGACATAAAGAATGAGCGGATAAAGGTGCTTGAGGGAATATTCGCGGGCGACAGCGTGAGAATGAGAATGACGCTGTCGGACGGAGGAAAAAGAATCAATTTCACGGGCACGCAGATAATTAAGATGACGGTGCGGAAAGGAGATTACAGCACGGTTGAAACGGTTGAGCTGTTAAGGGAACTGAGAAGCGCCGAAGCGGAGAACGGAATAATAGAGACGGTGCTTCCGGATAGCTTTGTGAGCGGCAAGGGAATGCATCAATTGCAGGTGACGCTGATAGGAGCGGACGGACAAGCCGCATGCGCGAGGGTGAATTACATTGTTTGTGCAAGCGGAGAGAGCGAGGACGCAAGTGAGGAGGATTTGCAGACGTGCGGTCAGCTGCTGAAAAAGGCTTCGGCGGCGCTTGACGCGGAGAATGCGAGAATTACCGCGGAGGCTGCAAGGCAGACGGCGGAGGACTTGCGAGCTGCGGCGGAATCTGAGAGAAAAACCGCGGAGAACAGCCGCGAGGCAGAGGAAACGGAGCGCGCAGACAATGAAACGGCGCGGCAGGCAGCGGAAGCGGAGCGGGAAGCTGCGGAAAGCGACAGAAGCTCCGCCGAGGGTGCACGCAAGGGAATGGAAACGCTGAGAAAAAACGCTGAGAAGGCACGCGCCGAAGCGGAGACGGAGAGGGCGGCAGCCGAGGGAGAAAGAACCGCAGCCGAAACGGAGCGGCAGGAAGCGGAAACGGCGAGAGCGACAGCGGAAACGGCGCGCGCGAATGCGGAGGCTGCGCGTGAGAGTGCGGAAAAAAGCCGAGCTGCGGCGGAAACTAACCGCAGATACAAGGAGATTGACCACGCAAACCGCGAGGTTGAGCGCAAAAGCTCGGAGACGACGCGAAAAAAAAATGAAACGGCGCGCGCGAATGCGGAGGCTGCGAGGGCAGCGGCGGAGGACGACCGCACGGCAGCGGAAGCGGAGAGAGCGGCAGCGGAAACGGCGCGCGAAAGTGCGGAAACAGAGAGGGCGGCAGCGGAAGCGGAGAGAGCCGAGGCATTAAAGCTTAAAGCCGATTACAGTTACGTTGATACGGAGCTTGCCGCAAAAGCCGATGTTACGGATATACCGACAAAGGTGAGCGAACTTGAAAACGACAGCGGCTATATTACGGAATTAAAGGCGTTTGACAAGCTCTGCCCGACGGGGAGCGCGGAAAGTCTGACATCATCGCTCACGCTTGCGGACTGCTGCGGCGGCACAAATATCCGCAATTATGTAATTCACGGAGCAGAGGGCGGCGTCGGTGATTTAAACTCAGGCACGGGGAAATATGAAATCCCCGTAACGGTTCGCGGAAAGAATCTTATGAGTATGTCA